AGTTTGCTGCATTACTTGAGAAACTCGATGTGGTTCCGCCAACCAAGGTCAGTAAGACGACTGGGAAGCAAACACTTGCCCTCGCTAAGAACGATGCCCTATTTCAAGCGCTACTCAACGGTGAACGTGAAGACGTTGCCCTTCTATGTGAAGCGCGTCTTCGGGTTAAATCGACCACTGAGCGAACCCGTGCCCAAAGGTTCCTTGACATCAGCAAGCGCGGAGCCTTGCCTGTCCCACTCTCTTACTACGGGGCGCAGACGGGTAGGTGGACGGCGAGTAAAGGTTCGGCCATCAACATGCAGAACCTCAAGCGAGGCTCGTTCCTACGCAAAGCAATTATGGCTCCCGAGGGGCATCAACTCGTCGTCGGGGATCTCTCGCAGATTGAGCCGCGAGTACTTGCATGGCTTTCAGATTACACAGACATGCTTGACATCTTCAAGGCTGGAGGCGACCCTTACGCCGCGTTCGGTGCGCAGATGTTTAACATACCCGGACTTAGTAAGGAAAGCCACCCTGACCTACGGCAGTCTGCGAAGAGCGCATTGCTCGGTTGCGGTTATGGGTTGGGGTGGGCAGCGTTCGCGTCACAACTTCTCACGGGATTTCTGGGGGCGCCACCGCAACGGTACGATTTGGGCTTTGCAAAGAAACTTGGTGTTACCCAAGCCATGGCGCAGAAGTTCCTCGACTGGGACGTGAACGTTGAGAAGCTTCAAGAAATACCGCACACCTGTACAACCAAGGAGCTAGTCATCCACTGCCTAGCGGCCAAGGCCATCATCGACAAGTACAGGGCTACGGCTACGCCTGTGGTGGACTTCTGGAGTCTGAACACTGAGCTTATCCATGAGTCGCTGTACAAGGGTAAGGAGTACAAGCACAAGTGTTTGACGTACCGCAAGGGGGAGATCGAGTTGCCATCAGGTATGAAGCTGTTGTACCCTGACCTCAACATCAGGCGATTCAAAGATCCGGCCACAAATAAAGAGCAAACAGAGTGGACATACGGGCCAGATCGTACTAAAATATATGCAGGAAAAATAACCAACAATGTCACGCAGGGCGTAGCGAGATGCGTGATGACTGATGGGATGGTGCGTACTGCAAAGAGATACTTTGTGGCGGGAACAGTGCATGACGAGCAGATCGTTGTGGTTCCTGATGCAGAGGTGCAAGAAGCTAAGACTTGGGTCTTGGCTCAAATGACTATGGAGCCGCCCTATATGCAGGGCATTCCATTGGACGCTGACGGTGGCGCACATCGTCGTTATGGGTTAGCAAAAAACTAAGGAGAAGAATGAGATTACCAACAAGAATGAGAGTCGGCAGAAAGTGGTACAGCGTGGAGGTGGTGGAAGCCATGCTCCACCGCAAGGACATGGGGCGCACGTTCTACCCAGAGCAGTGCATCCGTCTTGGCAAAGCAAGCAACATCACTGGACGTAAGTTTACCAAAGATGAACTGGCCGACACATTTTGGCACGAGGTGGTACACGCCATATTGGAGGACATGGGACAGCATGACCTTAACAACAACGAGGCGTTCGTTACCCAGTTTGCCAACCGATTAACAGTAGCCATCAGAACAGCGAAGTTCGAATGAAAAAACCAGCATGGTCACACAGCAGCCTAAAAGATTTTGAGGGCTGTCAGCGCAGGTATCACGAGGTCAAGGTCTTGAAGAAGTACCCCTTCCAAGAGACTGAGGCCACGCGTTACGGCAATCAGGTACATCAGGCCATCGAGGACTACATCAGGGACAAGAAGCCGATACCGCCTGAGTATGCGCAGTTCCAGCCTGTAGTGGACGCCATGTTAGGGAAGTCAGGCAGGGCGCTTGCTGAGTACGAGATGGCATTAACGGTGGACTTACGCCCTACCAACTGGAAGTCCCCTGACGTTTGGGTTCGAGGCATTGCCGACATCCTGATCGTTAACGATGACAACCTGACCGCATGGGTGGGAGATTGGAAGACAGGCAACAACAAGTACCCCGACAGGGATCAGCTTGTACTGATGTCACTCATGGTCTTCGCTCACTTCCCCCACATCCGCAAGGTTAACTCTGCGTTGCTGTTCATTGTCAAAGATGATATGGTCAAGATGCAGATGACACGCGATCAAGCTGAAGCCTTCTGGTGGAAGTATCGTGAGCGTACTGCGCGTCTCGAAGCATGCTTTGAGAACGATGTATGGAACCCCAATCAAACCCCACTTTGCGGATGGTGTCAGGTCACCGGATGCGAGTTCAACCCTAAACATTAGGAGTAATGATGACACAGACCAACGGCAAGCGTGACTACAAACACGCCTACAAACTGCAAAAGAAAACAGGCGAGACAGCCGATCAAGTCGAACGTCAGAAAGCTCGTAGAGCCTATGACAAGAAAGGTGTTGAGCGTACAGGCAAGGACATCGATCACATCAAACCGCTACGTGCGGGAGGTAAGTCAGTAACAGGCAATACCCGCCTCCGTAGTAAGAGCGCCAACCAGAGCGACAACGGAAAATAATAGCTTGGAGAAGCAATGGAAATCGTAGAAGACAGAGCACTTATCTTACGCACAAGGAACCCGCACAAATACAAAGTCATACCCAAACACAAGATCATCGAGCGCATGGATGGTGGCTACGATGTGGCAGTGTATTGGGGGCTTGATGAAGCGCGGGTGTTGCGTAACCTAGGTGTTAAAAATGTACCATCGCCTATCACTAGGCGCTATGACTGGCCGGGGCGTTACACACCCATGGCGCATCAGATTGAGACGTCCGCGTTCTTAACGCTGTGCAGGAGAGCCTTCGTGTTCTCGGAACCCGGCACTGGCAAGACTTTGTCAGCACTGTGGGCGGCTGACTACCTGATGAAGCTAGGCAAGGTGCGTAGGGTTCTCATCCTGTGCCCCCTGTCGATCATGCACAGCGCATGGATGGGCGACATCAACAACAGCATCATTCATCGCTCGGCAGTTATCGCGCACCATCCTCAAGCTAGTCGGCGCATCGAGATGATTCAGCGAGATTACGAAATTGTAATCACGAACTACGAAGGCTTGAACCTGATTGCCGAAGAGGTGGCCAACGATGGACGCTTTGATCTTGTGATCGTGGACGAGGCAAACGCCTACAAGACCATCACAACCAAACGCTGGAAGTCTCTGGCATCGATCCTGAACCCTAACACCTACCTGTGGATGATGACAGGAACGCCGGCATCGCAGTCGCCTGTGGATGCGTACGGCTTGGCAAAATTAGTCAACCCCGAAGGTGTGCCCAAGTTCTTCACGGCATGGCGCGATCAGGTCATGAACAAGGTAACGATGTTCAAGTGGGCGGCCAAGCTCGATGCCAAGGAAAGAGTACACGAAGCCTTGCAACCCGCGATACGCTACACCAAAGCACAGTGCCTAGACTTACCGCCAGTGATTACCATGACCCGAGAGGTAGCCCTGACACCACAGCAGAAGAAGTACTACGATCTCTTGAAAGAGCGCATGCTTGTGCAGGCCGCAGGAGAGACCATCACGGCAGTCAATGCCGCCGCTGGTGTGAGTAAGCTCTTGCAGATCAGTTGTGGTGCAGCTTACACAGACGACAAGGAAGTGGTTGAGTTTGACTCAGCGCCTAGGCTTGCTGTACTGGAGGAGATACTGGAGGAGACTGATCGCAAGGTCATCATCTTTGCTCTGTTCCGAAGCACCATCGACACTATCAGCAGATACCTCACCAAAAAGGGTATTGTCAATGAGTGTATTCATGGAGACATCACACCAAGCAAACGCGGTCAGACCATCAATCGCTTTCAGACAGAGCCAGACCCTAGGGTATTGGTGATGCAGCCTGCGGCATCTGCGCACGGCATCACGCTGACTGCCGCTGACACTGTGGTGTTCTATGGGCCACTCATGAGCGTGGAGCAGTACATCCAGTGCTGTGCCCGTGCTGACCGCAAGGGGCAAGACTCAGACAAGGTAACTGTGATTCACATTCAGGGTAGCCCGATTGAGAAGCGCATGTTCGATGTACTGGAAGGTAAAGTTAGTGACAACACACTTCTTACCGATATGTTCGAAACTGAAATTAAATCTTGAAAGGGGTATTGCAACGATTAAATTTACATGTACACTGTCCAACCTTAGACAAATAATTAAACAGGAGAAGCAATGGAAGAAGAAGCCGTACCGTTAGACAAGCTGGTAAAAATCTACCGCAAGCTACGTACACGCATGACCGAACTGACCCAAGAGTACGACACCCAAGCGGAAGTACTTAAAGGCCAACAGGACGAGATCAAGAATGCGATCAAAGAGCAGATGAAGGCCATGGGGGTCACATCTGTACGCACTACCGAGGGCACGGCAGTTATGTCCGTGAAGACTCGTTACTACACACAAGACTGGGACTCGTTCAAGAAATTTATGATCGAGCATGAGGCCGTGGACTTGTTAGAAAAGCGGATTGCGCAACTCAACATGGCGCAGTTCTTGGAAGAAAACCCCGGGGTCGTACCGCCCGGTCTGAATTCAACATCTGAGTTCGACATCTCTGTACGCAAACCAACTTAAATGGAAAACAAAATGAGCAATATTGCAATGTTCAATCCCTCAAACGTTCCTGCTTTCGCTAAGAACGCAGAACTTTCTGCCACAACTTTGGCTTTGGCCGGTGGCGTTAACACCAGTGCAGGCATGAAGCGCGTCTCCATCAAGGGTGGCGTGTTCCGTCTGCTGTCTGGTGGCAAGGAGATCGCATCGATCGAAGATCGTCACTTGGACGTGATCGTGGTCAAGGCGGCTCCCAAGGTCAGCCGTATCTTCTACGCTGGCTCCTACGACAAAGATGCGGCTGCAGCCGCCCCTGACTGCACTTCTGCTGATGGCGAGAAGCCCGATGCAGGCGTGAAGAACAAGCAGTCTTCAAGTTGCACCACATGCCCGCAGAACATCGCTGGGTCTGGCAATGGTCAAAGCCGTGCATGCCGCTACCAACAGCGCTTGGCTGTGGTCTTGGCTAACAACCCATCAGGTGATGTCTTGCAGGTCACCCTGCCTGCTACATCCATCTTTGGCAAGGAAGACGGCGAGAAGCGCCCACTGCAAGCCTACGCTCGCTACATGGCGGCTCAGACTCCTCCTGTCAACTTGGATGCCATCGTGACTCGTATGAAGTTCGACACCAAGGCTGAGTCACCCAAGCTGATCTTTGCCCCTGTGCGTTGGTTGACTAATGACGAGTACGTAACAGCCGTTGAGCAGTCCAAGTCCACGGACGCTGAGAAGGCCGTGGCCATTACCCCTGCCGCCGCTGATGGCGTTGCCGCCCCTGCGCCTTTGGCTATTGAAGGCAAGCGTCCCATGGGTGCTATGCTTGATGAAGACGAGGCAGAAGCTATGGCCGAAGTCAAAGCCGCCAAGCCCAAGAAAGCCAAGGCCGTTGAGGTCGAGGCCGAAGAAGAACCCGAAGTGCGCAAAACCGCAACCAAGGTTGAGTCCGTCCCAGTTAAGAAAAACAAGCTGGCCGACATCGTT